ATGTGTGGAATCATCGGAATATTCAACATCAAACAACAAACACAGGAACTGCGCCGGAAAGCCTTGAAAATGTCCCAGAAACTCCGTCACCGCGGACCAGACTGGAGTGGAATCTATGTGGGCGGCTCTACCATCCTGGCTCACGAACGTCTCTCCATTGTAGACCCTCAAAGCGGAGGCCAGCCTCTATACAGCCCCGACCGGAAACAAATCCTTGCCGTAAACGGAGAAATCTACAACCATCGGGATATCCGTGCAAAATACGCCGGAAAATATGAGTTCCAAACCGGAAGCGACTGCGAAGTCATTCTTGCCCTATACAAAGACAAAGGCATCCACTTTTTGGAAAATTTGAACGGCATCTTCGCCTTTGCCCTCTATGATGAAGAGAAAGACGATTTCCTCATTGCCCGCGATCCCATCGGTGTCATACCTTTATATATAGGTAAGGACAAAGAAGGAAAAATATATTGTGCCAGCGAACTGAAAGCTCTTGAAGGATTCTGCGATGCATACGAACCTTTTCTTCCCGGTCATTACTATTGGGGGAAAGAAGGTAAGATGACCCGTTGGTACGTTCGTGACTGGTTTGAATACGAAGCCGTAAAAAACAATAGTGCTTATTGTCAGGATATACACGATGGACTAGAAGAAGCTGTAAAACGCCAACTGATGAGTGATGTGCCCTATGGCGTACTTCTTTCCGGCGGTCTGGACAGTTCCGTCATCTCTGCCATTGCCAAAAAATATTCCAAGAAACGTGTCGAAACCGATGACAAGAAAGACGCCTGGTGGCCTCAGCTCCATTCTTTTGCCATCGGTCTGGAAGGTGCGCCCGACCTGGTAAAAGCCCGCGAAGTAGCCGATTTTATCGGAACTGTCCACCATGAAATCCATTACACCCTTCAGGAAGGTCTGGATGCGCTTCGCGACGTTATTTACTACATTGAGACGTATGATGTCACCACCGTCCGTGCGTCTACCCCAATGTATTTGCTGGCACGCGTCATTAAAAGCATGGGAATCAAAATGGTACTGAGTGGTGAGGGCGCTGATGAAGTGTTCGGCGGCTATCTATATTTCCATAAAGCTCCTACCGCCCAAGCTTTTCACGAAGAAACCGTCCGCAAACTGAGCAAACTCCATTTATACGACTGTCTCCGCGCCAATAAATCGCTGGCCGCATGGGGAGTGGAAGGACGTGTGCCATTCCTGGACAAAGATTTTTTAGATATAGCCATGCGCCTGAATCCCAAGGCCAAGATGTGTACCGGAAACACAATCGAAAAGAAAATAGTCCGTGAAGCCTTTGCCGATATGTTGCCCGAAAGTGTGGCATGGCGTCAAAAGGAACAATTCAGCGACGGTGTAGGCTATAGCTGGATTGATACGCTGAAAGCCGTGACTGCCGAGGCCGTCACGGACGAACAAATGACACATGCTGCCGAGCGTTTCCCCATCAATACTCCGATGAACAAGGAAGAGTATTATTACCGAAGCATCTTCGAAGAACATTTCCCCAGTGAAAGTGCGGCGAAAAGTGTGCCGAGCGTTCCCAGCGTTGCCTGCTCTACCGCTGAAGCTCTTGCGTGGGATGCCGCCTTCAAGAACATGAACGACCCCAGCGGCCGTGCTGTGAAAGGGGTACACGAGGAAGCCTACTCCTAATGAAATAACAACAAAAGCGGATTATTTTATAAAAATTATCCGCTTTTGTTTTCTCTTTTTCAAAAGAAAGCTATATATTTGCATCGTTTTTGAAAAAGGAGTTGCCGAAATGGCTCAGTTGGTAGAGCAATTCATTCGTAATGAATAGGTCCCCGGTTCGAGTCCGGGTTTCGGCTCAAGGGGCTCAAAAAGCCCTTTTTTTTATTTTTGCGCCAATACTCTATAAATCAACATAATACAAACCTAATCTGCTGAATTTCAACGATATCGCACAACAATTGATAACACATTAATTGTTACTGTGCATTATTTATCATTACATGATTAAACCATTTGTGATACCAATTTGTTCTTGGTATCACAGCTGGTATCACACTTGGTATCACATTTGCCATAATTAACAATTTATAAACTAAAAAAAAGTATGGAAACATGGAAAATCAAGCCGGTATTCGACAGAAAGAAAAAGGCAACACCGGAGAAATCAGCGAAGGTTGAAATCGAGATCCAGTTCTCGAGATCGGAAAGAAAGTGGATATCCACCGACATAGAGCTATACTCCAACCAATGGGATGGTGAATTTGTCGTTCGTCATGCAAATCTTAACGAACTAAACAAGCGTATAACTAAGTATATTAATAAATTCGAGGATATTATAAAGACCATTAGAAGAGAGGGGAAGGATGTCAATCTTAAGAATTTCAATCTGTTCTATGATGACAAACATATTAAGTCCGCCTCTTCGTTCATTGACTTCGCATACGATGAATTACAGCGTAGAAATATTAGATGGTCCACAAAAAGGGCGCACTTAATAGCACTGGATGCATTGAAGCGTTCCGGTGCAATTAAAACATTCGACGACATCACGCCTGAAAATATAGCATTATTTGACAGATTTCTCAGACTTGAAGATCCTACAAGAGGACAGACTACCATACACGGATACCACAAGAGGTTAAAGCCGTATATAAACGAAGCTCTCCGTCTTGGCCTCATCGACGACACGCCATACAGGATATTCAAAGACAAGCATGGAAGATACAAGACAAGACAACCACTCTCTATGGAAGAATTACAAGCTATACGAAATCTAGAACTTAATGACAGGCAGCTATGTAAAGTCAGAGACCTGTTTGTATTCCAGTGCTACACAGGACTATCATGGGTTGACTTATCCATGTTCAACTACGATGAATGCACAGTTGAGCACAATGGTATTATATATATAGACGGAGAACGCATCAAGACCGGTACCAAGTTCTATACTCCTATACTTATCCCCGCAATGGATATACTCAAGAAGTATAATTACAAATTCATGGTGCCAACCGTACAGTTCTTTAACAGAAGCCTTAAAATCATAGCGGAACTTGTCGGTCTTAAAAAACCTCTTACCAGTCATATTGGTCGCCATACGTTTGCGACTACTGTCGTCCTTGCCAACGATGTACCAATTGAGGCATTATCCAAAATGCTTGGTCACACGAAAGTATCAGTAACACAGATCTACGCCAAGATCCTAAACAGCTCCGTTGAAAAACATTCTGAGAAGTTAAACAGCATCATTTAATCATACCTATCCTATGGGTTATCCTATCTATCGGATAGCCCATAGACATAACAACACTATCTTCGCCAGTATGGCTACCGGAATTAATCTATGGATGCACCTAACTAAACCCTCCATCTCATCATCGCAAGCAGTTGACAAAAAGTCCAATGTGGAATATCATCTAACAAGTCCAACAATATGTCTATATCATGATCCATACTGCATTGAGGTCATATACTCCCATATCTTTCCTTGCGGACCGTCCTCGTCAGCGAAGAAGAATAGATAACCGATTTGAAGAATCTAATTTTCATATTTCCAGTTATATCCTCCACACAAACATTTTTTACGACCAGATGCATTTCGGTTTATATTAGAAGGTTTTAACCCAAGAGTTTCACAGGCTTCTTTAATAGAAGCCCATCTTTTAACAAATTCCAAATCTTTAGTATATTGTAATATAGGTTTGTATTTCTTTTTATATGGATCATACGCTGGAATTATATCTTTTGAGCGCGACCATAAATATCCACCGCAGCTTTGTCTCCCCCTTAGTCCGCCACGACTAACTTCTGCAATTGTCATGGCTGTCAATCCTGTTGCTCTGCTCGCCTCTCTTGCACTTTCGTATTCTGAAATAAATTCTCCATTAATGCTAAATTGATATACTCTCTTTGGAGCTGTTTTTCTTTTGCGTTCAATTTTGGTTTTTATAGATTTTCTTAATGCTTCATGCGTTTTTGAATTAGATTGAATGTTTTGTTGAGATAAAGGATTGCGCATATTTTCAGCATGAGTCACCCATCACAGATTTTCTAACCTACAATCTGCTCGATTTGTATTAATATGGTCAATTTCAGGTTTGTTATCCGGATTGGGGATAAACGCTTTAGCCAAAATGCGGTGCAAAGAATATTGCCTGCTTTTCCCATTTTTGCATAACGTAACACAAGGATAGCCAACAGAATTAATTCTAATTCTCTTGAATCTCCCCTTAGAGGTGATGATAATCCCGTTTTTCTGAATAATAGTACGCTGTAATGAGCGTACTCTACCGAGATTACTTACCTCGTACAATCCCTCATAGCAAACTACAGGCTTCCAAATTTCTTTCTGTTCCATTGAACCGACATTTTTAAGTTACACCGACAAAGGAGAGTAAGGAAAGGCTGTCGGTTTGCCCTTGTCAATAGGTAGCTACTCCTATCTATCCTTACAATACAAAATTACTACTTTTTAACGACATACACAAGAGATATGTCACATTTTATTCTTGCAGCAAATGTAATCCCACGTTTTGGTTGCAGACCCCTTGCCGTCTGCACTCCAGTCCTCGTCTGCAAAGAAAAACAGATAGCCGATTTTCAGAATATCAGCATCTTCAAACTTCTTGCAAAAATCGGAGTAGGCTAAATTAAACGCCACAAACCTGTCCCACTTAGTCGTACCACTCGGAAACGTCATTCCTTTTGTAGCCTCCTCAATCTGCTCACAAGTCCAATACGCACCCATGTGCGGCTTACCCTCCTTGTCCGTGTACTCTATCTGAGACACGTCGTGCAAGGCGAACTCCTCGTTATAGTGACCGCCGGACATCTTACCGTACACCTCACGCATAAGCCGCCAGTATTCTTTCTTATTCGTCTCCTTCATCGGCTTTATGAAGTCAGAGACAAGTTTTGTAGTCTCCCACATTACGGTTTCGCCTTTGCCCTTACCGTATTTTTCAATAAGTTCGTATAGTTCCATGATTATTCCTCCTCTTCTTCAATGCCTGCAAGCTGGATTTCAGTTGTATTGCTTTTTTCTACAATCTTTTTCTTAATCTCTTCCAACTCCGCTCCTTGCTTTTTCACGCGTGCGAAAATCTGATCAAGGATACACGGGATCATATCCACCTCTCCATCAGCAAGCAACTGACACTTGCTGCAATCCCCTATACATTTTCCTTCCACTCTCATAATCACCCCTTTCTCAAATTGTTAATCAACGTTCCTCCTCTTACTGACAACAGAGACTTAACGCCTCCGTTCTTGATCATTCCGAACAGCTCGAACAGATCATCCCGGTGTTTTTTAAAAAACGGATACATGCTGATTATCGTCCGGCTCGTAAGAGCACGCGTATTTGACAGCTCGTTAAATGCCGTCTGTACGGCCTCTTTCTGCTCGTCATTCTCGCAATCTATAACTATATACAATTTCCTTAGTGCCATAATCAATCGGGTATTTTATCAAAATCTATATCTTCTTTCTGGTGTGGAGGTGGAGAAGCGTATGTGTTATCATTAACCTGCTCCACCTTCTTCCCTGTGAACAGCCCTGCTACAAACGTCAGAGCCGGAACTCCATACTCAACTACCTTCGGGTGCTCCTCTATATAATTGGCTATTTTGGTGGCCATAGATAGGTACTTGTCAACTCCTTGTGGTTCCGGCTCGATTTTCAGCGGGATACCCATGTTTTTTGCGAATATATCCGCAAACTCATTGGCTTTCTGCGCTGCCTCCAGCGGGTCAGCGTGCTTCTCCTCGGTCATATACATCAGCATATAACTGAAAGCCTCAGCCCTCGTAGTAAACCTCAGCTCCGTCTGTGGCTTCTTCGCTTGAAACATGGAAAGTCCCATCATTTACTTTTTTTTGATTTTTCCTCAACAGGGATCTCCGCTCCGGATATCCCATTAATCATCTGCATGGCATTACCCATGATATCATTAATGGTATCCGTATCGCTGCTCACCTCCGGTATGTCAGCATCCCCGACAACATAAGCCTCAATTTCCGCCGCTTTCGCAACCACATCCTTCTGAGGTGTACCGGCCCCCATTATAGCTACAGCCTGCTCTACTGCAAATTGTCTTATCTCTATTTTTGAAATCATAGCCTCATCTTTTAAAAATTAAATAAAACGAGGGTGGAAGACCACCCTCTAAAACTTAACTACGGCAAGTCTCGTCTACTGTAACCTGCGTGGAAGCAAGGTTATAGGTTGAACGCTGGTTGAACTCACGTCCGCCACATCCGCAACCGCAATTATTCCGATTTCTTCCGCATCCGTGTCCATTGTCGTAGAACACCTCGCGGTTCAGTTGGAACAACTGGTCACCGAAGTTCGCCTTCATATCTCCAACACCTTGCACTGTTGCTGAAATCGCACCATTGGCAGCGTACAACTGCTGTCCGGCCCAGCGTACATCAGGCTCCATACAGTTAACACGTCCTGTCAAGTTAGCCAGACCAACCGCAAACTGAGTACGCTCATTGCAACTGTTATGCCAACTATAAACAAAAAACGCAATGACAATGACAGCAGCAATCACCCATAAGGCAGTGGTTGATCCCCATCCCTTCTTGTGCTCACATTCAAGCTCTCGCATTGCAGCATACTCCTGTATGCTCATACCTGTAATATTATCCATAATTATGATTTTACACGTCACGATCAATATTGACCGCACGACAAATTACGGTACAAATTGTTTGTTTGTAAAACAATTGTTTGTTAGCTCGTTGTTAATTGATTGTAAGTTGTTTGTTATACTCCATTTGCACAGCCTGTTTTTGAAATTGTTTTTAAGTCTGTTTACTCTCTGTTGCGAAAGCCCTGTAAGGCAAACTATCTCCTTCTCTGTTATGCCGTTCCCGGACAGCACCCTAACCAGCAGCGACCGCGCGTCTACACACTCCTCCCTGTTGCTACCAAACATATCATGCTCCCCCACTCCGGTCACCCTGCATATCACACCCAACACCTCTTGATACAAGTCGTTTATTCCCATTTTGAAAAATATTTAAGGTTTAAGAAAACAAAACACCCATGGTTATTGTTAAAGCCAATGAAGGCCGTAGCAAACCACGGGTGCTTATCTCCTTAGCCGACTGTCAATCAATTCGGGAGAACGGCCTTCTTTATCCTCTGGGCCGTAAAAGATCAAACTCTTATTATAATATGTCGTTTATAGCCACGCTTCTACCTGTGGCATTCTGAGAATATCATCAATTTGTTGCTATTTCATTTTTTACCTCCTTTCTATTGATTACCATATTCTATAACTTATCCCCGCGACAACCGAAGGAGAAAAGCCATCCTTACTGAATCCATAACCAGCAGTTATCCCAAATCCCCATCTTCTAGGTTTTATCTTAACCATGTGATAGATGTCATTCGTTACTGTCAGTGTTTTTGAGTAAACATAGATACTATCTATGTTAGATCTGTAACCACTCACATAAGCGATGTAGTCACTATCTCTGTATATCTTCTGTTCGATAGGAAGAACCGTATCTCCGACATGGATCGTGTCACCATCATGCCAACATAACACAGGGGAAGGAAGATAGTACTTGACTGTATCTCTCCTTACAATAATACTTGTGTTGAATACCGTATCCGTTCTTGCCTCTATAACTGCTTCGGGGGATGGCTTTACAAACCATCCTAAACCGAAAGCGAATACAATTATTAATATGGAAGGAAGCCATTTCATATTATGTATTTAAATAAGCACCAATAGCAATGCTATCGCTACCGCAATCCATATATAAATTCGTTGTCTCATAAGCTTAATACCTGTTTCCTGTTACTTCCATCAGCCTTGTAACTGACGTGTACCCATGCAAAATTGCTTTCATCAATCAATTGATCATAAGGCAGGTTCTTTCGGATATACTCAAACAACAACTTGTTTTGCTGTCTGTCCCCAGTGTCAATATCAGCAGCTTCCCCCTTCATGTGCTGCGAGGGCTTGCTTCCCTTGACAGCTGCATTAAGTTCCGGACAGCGATATCCGCTGTTAACTATTATAGGCTTCCCCCACCATGTGCGCAACGGGTCGAGTACGTTATCCACCAGTGCAGTCAGAGCAGTCACATGTTCCTGTCTGCATCTATTGTTTATACCCAAGCGGTCGGCAGTCGTTGACCTACAGAGTTCCGCAATCGTAAAATACTTCATTTCTTTTCCTCCTTACCCTTGAATTGCTCGATCAAATGATTAAACTTGCTGTTAATATAGATACTTATCCCAAAAACACTACCTGCATACAACAGGCATTGGGCGAACAGCCATAACACACTATCATGTATATGCCCTATTGGCTCCGAACACACAAAACCAGCAACCGACAATGATGCTCCCAATACAAGCATACCTACAGCAGTTGAATACTGGATGTTTTCTTTTGTCTCCTTTCTCATCGTGCAAACTTTTTATATAAACTTTCTATCCTTTTTAATGCCGGCAATTACGCGTTTTGGGTTACCCGATTTCTGGACTTTACTCCAAAACAAAAAGAGCCTGCCACGGATATCAATCCGAAGCAAGCTCATTGTCTTATATATATGTAGCATGTCCTTTCGTCATAATCCCGGTGGCGTGCATCTTCACACGCTCTTTACAAAGATATATATTGTTTCCCTTATTGCAAAAAAATACCGGCAATTAATGCCGGTTACTGTTGTAAAACCTTATAGCCTCATTGACATACAATGATACCGATTGTTCCTTATCCAAGATAGCTGCAACATCCTCCTCTATCATAACGAGTATTCTTTTTACAGCATTAACCTTCGGTCTTCGGGGTACACCATTGCTGTCCAATATTCTATATATCGTTTGCTCAGATTTTATATCTGTTTCCTTCATTATCTCCTTGATAGCCATCCCTACTTTGTACAAGGATAATACCCTAGACTCTTGGTCTAGGGTAATACATCTTCTTCGTGCCATGATTAATATATTAATGCGTCTTCTATTCTTGCTGGTAGCGGTCTCCCTAACTGATCCTTTACATTGGACCGCTCCAACTCTATCTCCAACCCATTGATATCTATCCCTGCCTCTTTAGCCAGTTCCATTACCTGATCCTTATCACGTGCAATCGCGTGATATAATATCGTTGCCTCATTATTTTTCTCATAAATATTATAACTGTTCATAATCATATCCTCCATTATTCTATTACATAATCCATTAATGCTGCAGGTGCATATTCCTCAACTATTCCCGGTATTAGCTCAGCATCTTCATCACTGATTACCATTTCCATATCCTCATTACAAGTGATTGATATTCCTTGTTCCTCTAAGACTTCCAATAACTCCTGATTACTTGTTACTATTTTCTTCATAATTTTATGTTTTTATGGTAGCCCGAAGGCTACCGGATTAGAACTCAACCAATATCGATCTTTCCAAATAGCCCGATTCTCTTACCCACATGTGATTATTTTCAAAACCATATTTAAAAAACAGCTTTAAATATGGATATATTACGCATAACGAGTTCATGCAGCCTCTTAATTCATCTTCCGAAATACAGGAAGTTATTTCGTTAATAATCTTAACGAAAAGATTCATACTTTCAGGATCACAGTTCATTAGTGGTGTCTCTATTATCGCTTTCATAATCATATATCTTTTAATTGTTATTATTTGTTGTTTATTATCACAATGTAAATATACTATATTGTGATATAACAGCAAAATAAATCACAATATATTTTTGTGTATTGTGATATATTTAACATTTAATCACAGATACGCGCTTTTTCGAAATCTTTTAGACTAAAGAAACTTTACTTTAGTTTCGACTCAACATAGTAATTAGGTGTATAATCCAACTGAATTTTATTTTTTCTTACATCTTGATGTGTTATGAATTGGATCATGAAAAAACGGGTATAAAACAGGTAGCTCTCATGGATTTCTACTGTCTGAGATATTTTTCCGTGGATTTTTGAGTGTTTATTTGATTTTGTTTTACATTTATCCTTCTTGAGTACTTCTGGTTGGCTCTTGTAAGATCCTTGATGATTGTCTCATCGAATACCTCGGAATATATCTCTGTTGTCTTGACTGATGTATGCCCCAAGAGTTTTTGGACGGTGGTTATCGGAACTCCTTGATGGACCAATAGAGTTGCACAAGTGTGACGGCTGGTATGGTAGGTGAACTTCTTGTTGATATGCGCCATCCTTCCCAATTTCTGCAACGTTCTGTTGGTGTCTGAATTGCATCCTAATGCAGCCAGTTGCTCGATGCTGTCGTATTTCCTCATGATACCCAGTGCCTTCCCGTTAAACAGCAGATACAACGGTATGTTGAGTTTTACACCTGTCTTGATGCTGTTCAATACCAGCCATTCCCTTCCGTCTATTGTTATCAGATTCTTATAGGTAAGTTGCTTGAAGTCAGAGAACCTTAGTCCGCAATAGCAGCAAAACAAGAATGCGTCCAATATGTGCCGGCTGTTGTTCCTCCTGTCCGGCAACTCAAGGTTCTCCAGCTTCTCCAAGTCTTCCGGCATTAAGAAATTATGCTCCTTCTTCTCTTTCTTGATCTTGAATTTTCTGAATGGGTATGCCTCCTGTAATATATATCCTTCATTGATCGCCTCATTGACCAAGGTACGAAGTATCCTCATGTGCTTCCCTACTGTGTTTACTTTCAGATTCTTGTTTCTCAAAAATGCGTCAAACTCCTTTAAAAATGTATAGTTTATATCGGTAAACTCTATCACGTTACGGAATTCTTTCAATGTGGCTACCGTGCCAAGCATATTATCCTTCGTTCCCGGTTTTCTGTCCGAGTTCTCTATCGTCTGTATCGCAAACTTTAAAAACGACACAACTGGTTTTATTCCTTTTTTTACCGCCTCTCTTAATGTGGACAGGTTGGATTCAATCCCTCGCTTCCAATAGCTAAGCTCTATAGCCTGTAACTCCAGTATCTTTTCATACAACATTGCGTTAAGCTCATTCGATTGCGGATGGTTGATTACTTGAGCACCATACTTACTCCAACATTCCGGTTTTAGGTAGATGTTTGTTTTAAAGTACGATTTCCTCTGGTTAAGATAGGCCTCAATCTGTACTAATGCGGTTCCCTGTCGGTTTAGTTTGTTTTGGCGGTTGTAAACCAAGCGATATCTGATCTTTTCTAGCAT